CTCCATTAGATAGACAATTACAAAGTCAATTTAAAAATAGAGAAGAGTTTATACCTACAGAAAATTACACATATAAAGACATATTTAATAATTCTTACTTTACAAATACAATTCATCAAGGAATTTCAGGAGATTTATCAGAACAGCCTAAATATACCATCAAGTGCTTGGAAACTTGTGGTAAATGTCTATAACATAAACCGATAAATAGTAGCATGCCAAGAATAAGTTTATGGAATCCGGTTAAAACACACGACTACAACTTTGTAGACAGAGTTGTTGGCGAGCATATCTACGCCGGAGGAACCGGAGTTCATATACACAAATACATAGGAGTACATGGTGACGATAATGGCACAGATCCAACACGTCCATCTCCTGAAGCAGGCAATAATTCAGAAGTCTTTATACAAGATTTATTATTTTTAGAAAATAGAGATAGGAAATATGACAAAGACATATATGAACTTCGCGGTCAGTATAATATAGGCGATAACGACGCATTTGATTTAACACAATTTGGTATGTTCTTAGCGAATGACCAAGTGTTTATGAACTTCCATATAGAAAGCATGATAGAATCTATAGGCAGAAAACTTATGCCTGGTGATGTTTTAGAGCTACCGCATTTAAGAGACGATTTACTTCTTGGTAGTGATGATGCTATAAATAGGTTTTATGTAGTAACCGATGGTGCAAGACCAAGTGAAGGTTATGATCCTAGATGGTGGCCACATCTGTGGAGAGTTAAATTAGGTCCTATTACAGATTCACAAGAGTACAGAGATATTCTTGGTACTGGTGAAGAGGAAGAAGATTTAAGAAACTTAATTAGCACATATGCTAACGAAATAAAAATTAGTGATGCTATTTTAGAACAGGCAGAAAAAGATGTTCCGTATGATCCTCAATATAGAGATACTGCACATTTGTACTTTGACGAAGAAGTACCTGATAAACCTGCTGTAGGATTAGCCTTTGGGGGTAATGACGGGCAACCTATAAACGGATTAAATGTTGTTGGAAGTGGTGAAAGTTTTCCATCAAGTGGTACAGAAGATGGTGACTATTTCTTAAGAACAGATTTTTCACCAAACAGATTATTTAAAAAATCTGGATCTAGATGGCTAAATGTTGGATCTGATAAAAGAGGAAATTGGTCTGCCGCAAATAGAATACTTTCAACATTTATTAACAATGATACTATTACAACTAATACAGATGGAGAAACGTCTAATGAAAGGGTTAACCTTAGTAAAGTAGTAAAACCTAAAACGGATAATTAAAATGAAATTTAATGAAATAAAAACATTACATGAGAATCAAAAAGTAATTGATAATTTAGAAGATAAAAAATTCGACTTAGAAAGTGCATTAAGATCTGCTAGAGAAATTACTAAAACTATAAAGTATGTAGATACACATGTAGAAATTGTTTCTAAATTAGGTTCACTTGCTGAAGAAAATGGTTTGGAATTAGATGAATACTATGAAAGACAAGTATATAGTGCAAAGAATAAATTAGAAAGTGAGATATACGAATTAGAAGAAGTTTTTAAAGACGCAATTAGAGATGTAACAAACAAAATTGACGAACTTGAAATGGAGATGGAAGGCTACTAAAATGGCAGGAAAAAACTTAGACTATTGGTATGACGAACAGATAAAGAGATATCTTATACAAGTCATCAGAATTTTTTCTAACTTTAAAGTTAGAGAATTTACAGAAAATGGAACAAAATATAATAAAGTTCCTGCCAGATATGGTGACAGTAGCAGAATGGTAGCAAGTATATTACGTAATAATTCAGAAAACATTATCAATAGTGCGCCATTTATAGCACTCACAATACAAAGTATTCAACCAGCAAGAGACAGGACTCATGAACCGTTTTTAGTAGACACCCAACAAGTTGCAGAAAGAGAATTTAATAAAGAAACTGGTAGTTATTCTTCTGCACAAGGCAATTTATATACTACACAAAGGTATATGCCTGTTCCATATAATTTAACCTTTAATATTGATATATGGACTACAAATACAGACACTAAATTGCAAATACTAGAACAGATTTTTGTTTTATTCAATCCAAGTATCCAGTTGCAGTCAAACAGTAATCCATTAGATTGGACTAGTGTATTTGAAGTAGAACTTACTGATATAAATTGGAGTAGCAGAAGTGTTCCAGCCGGTGTTGATGAGCAATTAGACATTTCCACAATGACTTTTAGTAGTCCTATATGGATTTCTCCTCCAGCAAAAGTAAAACGACAAAGTATTATTCAAAGAATTATAAATGACATTCATTCATCACCTAATTTAGATGATTTAGGATACAGTGAAGAATATGCAGACTTTTTTGGATCTGTTGCAGAGCTTGGAGAAGTTGTTGTTACACCAAATGATCTATATATACAAATTGCAGGTAGTACTGCAAAACTTGTAAATAATGCAGGAATAGGCCAAAAATGGTCAGACATAATTGAGATGTTAGGCGAAATAAAAGCAACAAGTAAATTAAAATTAAACGTTTCTGCTGATTCAGATAATGAACTAAACATGATTGTTGGTAGTGTTACTGCTAATCCGTTAGATGATACTGCCCTAATATTTAATCTAGATTCTGATACATTACCCGTAGATACTTTAGATGACGTAGATAAAATAATAGACCCTAGAGACAATTACCCTGGTGACGGTACCTTAACTGCCGCAACTACAGGCCAGAGATATCTGATTACTGAAGATTTAGATAAAACCGGATACCCAAACTGGAATATAGATGCATCTGAAAACGATATAATATCGTATAACGGCTCTGCTTGGACTGTGGTTTTTGATGCTAGTTCTATATCTACAGCACAATTTACAACTAACTCATTTACATCCAAACAATTCAAATGGACAGGCATAGGCTGGATAAGTAGTTCTGAAGGCGAATATAAACCTGGCTTTTGGAGACTTGTACTATAATGAAGACCACTGCGGCAGGAGTTGTTTTTCTTGCCAAAGATACTGGTAGGTGCTTATTACAACTCAGAGAAGGAAACAAACGATTTAATCACACCTGGGGGTTTTGGGGAGGTATTATTGAACATGGAGAAACACCATATCAATGTATCCAAAGAGAATTAGAAGAAGAGATAGGCTTTATTCCTGAACTAGAAAAACTTAATCCCATAGATGTATATCAAAGCAAAGATAAAAACTTTTATTATTATAGTTTTGTGTATGTTATAGAAAAAGAATTTCTTCCTACACTAAATGAAGAAAGTTGTGGTTATGCCTGGGTAAATATAGGACAATGGCCAAAACCACTACATAACGGTTCTAAAATTACGTTATATAAAAATGGTGGTACAGAAAAACTACACACTATACTACAAATAAATTCCTGATAAATACTCGATATGAGCAAAGGCGAAATAATCGATTTTGTTATTTTGCGGATAACAACCGAACTAGACAAGTTTCAAAGAACTAAAACAATTCCACATACATTACTAGAAGGGGCAATAGAGATAGACGAAATACAAGACGTTTATTATGAAAAGTTATCTCCAAAGTATCAAAAAATATTTGACAAACTCTTAAAAGAGTATCACCAAAATATTGGCGAAAATATCGAATCTCTTAAAATAGCAATGAAGAAAGATTATGCTAGAGTTGTCAACAATATGGCTACAGAACACGACAGTTTTAGATTTAAACAAGTAATGAATTCATATAGACCAGGAATTAATCCACTAAGAGCAATATTTTATCAAACCAGAGATATAGTTAGAAGATATAATCCTGAGCACCCTTACCACTATTGGTTAATGGATTTAGTTACTGATAATGAATACAATAATATTATTTTAGATGCCTTAGGAAAAGATGTTAGGAAATTAGAGCGAATAATTAAAAGATATTTCTTTCCTTTAACTAAAAATTCAGAAGGAGTTCCATTAGAAATGTTTCATGCCAAACAACAATTAAAAGACTTTAGACATTATTATTTGTTTTTTAGAAACTTGAAGGGCTGGGTACCTGACGAATAACTTAAAATTATTTTGATGTTTTTCTGTTTACTGCTTGAAGTGACACTATTAATCTATGAGAGTTCCCATCTGGATTTATTGCACTATGCCAACTAGTTTCAGATACTCTAAATAAAAACAATGTACCCGGTTTTCCACCAATAGTTTGCATACTTTCCTGAATAAAATTTTTATTTTCATCGTGATCGTAAATGTTTGTACCAAAATTGTATTTAGGATTGCAATAAATTATTCCTCTAACTGGAGGAAAGTTTGCTGTTTCATGCTCTTCATAATAGTCATTATGTATATGTAGATTTTGGCCCTTTGATATCATGTTATTGACACAATTAATACCGTCAACATCTACACCCCAAACTTCATTAATCGCATCTGCAAATTCTTTT